CCCTCGACGCCGCCGATTTGGTTTTCGGATGGAACTCCGCCACCGCCATTTTGCAAGAGTCCATCGGCGTCTCGCTCGTCACCGTGCAGGATGGCACACAGGCTGTCAGCTTTGCCACCGTGGCGGGCCAGAGCGTGGCCGCCAACACAACCGTCCAGGCGCAACTCAACTGCGACGTAGCGCCCACCTGCAAGCCCGGCGAGGTGTACATCTTCACTGGCCAGGCGAACGCCACGGCGGGCACGTTGGCCGCTGGCGTTCTGAGCGCGAAGGCGAGTGTGTCTTTCTTTGACGCCAACGGCAATCCGCTTTCGACTTTGGCGGGCACAGCGGCCACTATCGGCGGTGGCTGGCTCCCGTATGGTTTTCAGTTCACCGTGCCCGCCAATGCCACGACTTTCCGCATCTCGCTCGTGGTCATACTCGCCAATTCCACCGGCGCGGCGATCCCGCTCGACGGTTCCGCATCCGTCGCGTGGGACGCGGTAGGCAGCGCGTTGTTGACGCCCCTCACGCCCTATGGCCGCATGGTTGGCTCTCAGTCGCTGGGCTGCCTTGTGCGCTTCAGTGCGCCGCCTGAAACAGCAGACATTGGCTGGGGCAACGGCGTAAAAGTTTACGGCGCAAAGCTCGAACTGGCGGAGGTCTAAATGCAGAGATCAGAGATCAGTGGTCAGCGATCAGTGAAAATCCCGCTGAAAAATGGCGATGAATACGACGCACTGACGAGGTGGAAGCGTGTTCATAATTGGCGCGCTGGTGATCGGGCAAAGATCAAGCGGGCGTATCGCCGCCGCCTCCGCCGGTGTTTGCGCCGTACTGATCCCTGTTCCCCGATTTCTGATCTCTGTGAGGTGACCGCATGAGCGCAAAACTGCATATGGTCAGAGATGGGGTTTATGCGTTTGCTTGCCCCGGATGCAGGTGCGGTCACGTAATTCCGGTGGCGGGAAAACAGCCCACATGGGGATGGAACGGAAGTATCGATGCTCCCACTTTCATGCCCTCAATTTGCGTGCATGGAAAATCTCTCGTTGAAAACAAATGGACTGATTTTACCTGCCACTCATTTGTAAATGATGGAAAGATACAATTTCTTTCTGATTCGACTCACGCCTTCGCCGGGAAGACTGTTGATCTTCCCGATTGGGGCCTGGATGAAGCTTATTTCGCAATTCCGGTTGAGAGGGCAAACTAAATGGCCGCTGCCATCAGTCCCATGTCGATCCTCTCCCTCGCGGCCCAGCAGGATAAGTCCCTGCTGGCCTCGGGGGATGCGTGGCTCCTGCTGCTCGACATTATCTGGAATGGCCAGCACGTCCGTTTGGCGCGCAACGTGGACCCTATCCAGTTCGACGCCGGCGACGGCAACGGAATCCAAACCTATCAGCCGTTCAACTTCGAGTTCACCGCCGATCAGCCCGGCGGCTCGCAGCTCCCGTCGATGACGCTCAAGGCGTCGAACACCATGCGCATCCTGCAAGGGATCATCGAGCAATATGCGGGCCTCGCGGGCGCCACGGCCAATATCTACGTCTATAACACCGCGCATCCCGCCGGCGAACCGGACCTGGCCGTCTCCACCACTGTCATGAAAGCGGTATCCACGGCAGAGATTGTCACCTTCAATCTCTCCGCGCCCAGCCCGTTGCGCCAGCTCTTCCCCAAGTTCCTGTATCGCGCCACCTTCTGCATGTACGTTTCGTTCTACAAAAGCAAGTGGTGCGGATACTCAGGGCCGCTCACGAATTGCGATGGCACCTATGACGGCGCGAACGGATGCCAGGTGCATAACAACGCCAGCCGCTTCGGAGCCTTCCCAGGCATCGGCACCAACGGCACCGTGCTGGCGGCGCAAGAATGATAGCGCCGCTGCCGTACTCTCTTTGGTCCGATCTGCTGGGCAAGCCGTGGCGCAAGGATGCGCGCGGGCCGGAGGCTTACGATTGCGTCGGCCTGATGCTTGAGGTCGAGCGCCGCATTGGCAGAGACATTCCGCAATACGCCAGCGAGGTCAGCGAGCTGGCCCTTGCGCTGGGCGCGTGTGAGCGCGTGGCGCATGAGTCTTGCGCTCTGCCCGGCGATGCAATCCTGCTCACGTCCATTCATCCGCGCTGGCACATCGGCGTGGTCTGCGGCGGCGGCTATATGTTGCACTCGCGGGAAGGCGCGGGGGTGCTCAGAGAGCGGTATAACTCGTTTCCGTGGCAAGCTCGAATTGAGGGCTTCTACCGATGGAAACAAGTATCATCCGTTGCCTGAATGCTTCGATTGTATCTATCGCCGAGGCTGCTCCAGCGCCGTATGTTTTACCTGAGCTGCCGAACTCGCTCAGCCTCCGCCCTGTCCGCATTATCGAAAATCTGAATCCCTTCCGCATCGAAGAGCGCCGCGTAACTGAAATTGCTCCGCTCGACAATGAGAGCGTGGCCGCGCTCATCGTCCGCGCCGGAATTGTACTCGACGATTACAAGTGCAGCCTCAACGGTGCGCGCATTCCCGATGAAGAGATGGGGTCAATAGCGGCGAAGCCTGGCGATGAGATAGTTCTCTATCCGCGCGCCGCCGGCGGCAAGATGTGGGAAGCGCTCAGCATGGCGGCGCTCATGGTGATCGTCGCTTGCTTCACCGGCGTGGGCGTCGGCTTTGCCGGGTTTGCCGCTGAGATGGGCATGTCTGCCGCGGCCGCCGGTTACATCGGCGCCGGCGCTCTCATGGCTGGCTCCATGCTCCTCTCGTGGGCCTTTTCTCCCGGCCAGCCCAACGCTCCCGCATGGAGCGCCACTTACGACCCCACCGGTCCCAAAGGCCTCGCGCAGCCCGGCGTGCCCGTTCCCAAGGGGTGCGGCATCATGGGATGGTGCGGCAACGTCATTTCGTCTTACATCAGCTTCGACGGTAAGGACGCCTATATCAACTGCCTCGTCTGTTTCGGCTGGGGCCGCGCCGTCAGTATTTCCAACGTGCTCATCAATCAGCAGCCTATCTCCGTTTTCAAAAACTGCTCTTATCAAGTCCGCCTTGGAACCAACAATCAGATACCTGTCGATGGCTTTGACCGCACCGTCAACGGATACCCTGTGGAGCAGGATCTGCTGGTTGAGAATGGTCCGATTGTCGTGCAGGGCACTGGAACGAACGTCCAGGGCCTCGACATCACTGTCAAGTTTCCCACCGGGCTCTATCGCTGCACCAAGGATGGAAATGACATTCCCATCCAGTTCATCTACAAAATTGAGGTTTCCCCGCACAACCTGAATACGTGGACTTCTCCACTCTTCGCCAACAATACGCAGACCGTCGCCACCACCCACGCGAACGGCACACAGACATGGCCCGCATGGGTTGTTGTGCCCACGGACCGCTTCGCCGGTTCCGGCATCGTCTACGCCAGCGACAACGGCACACACACCCCCGGCGATCCATGGAGCAGCACAGAGACGGTCACCATCGTCAACATGAACACGTCCACCACGACGACCTCCGCCACCTTCGTGGGAGAGTGGCAGCCTTGCGATCCGAATCTCAACCAAGCCCTGGTCACGAATTGGCGGGATGGATACCGCATCGTTACCAACTGCACCACGTCCGCATTTTTTGACACGGTGAGCATTTACGGCCTCACTGCCGGGCAGTGGGATGTGCGGCTCACAAAGATCGGCTATAACTGCCAAGGCAATGACGGCATCGGCATCGTGTATGACGATTCCATATCCTCGCAAAACATCGCTGACGGATGGTTTTGGAACGTCAACGAGATTTTCTGGTCGAATCTTTCGTACCCCAACATGATTCTCGTAGGCGTCAAGGCTCTGGCCACCTCACAGTTGAACGGCGGTAGCCTTCAGATTATGGCCACCATCACGCATGACATTGGCGAAGACACTGTGATCCCCTCCGCGCTGGCCAGCTACGAGCACGATAATCCAGCCATCGTCTGCTATGACATGCTCACCAATCCCCTTTACGGCATGAACGTCGCGGCCAGCCTGATAGATCTGCCAGCCTTTGCCGCATGGGCCGCCTTCAACGATGAACTGGTCACCAATCAAGACGCCACCATGGTTCGCCGTCACGTCTTCGCGGGCGCATTCGATCAGGCCGGAGACGCGTGGCACGCCCTCCAGATCATTGCCGGCATGAGCCGCGCCATTATCCTCCAGATCGGCATGCGCTATTCCGTTATCATCGATGGGCCCGCCGATCCGGTGCAGCTCTTCACGATTGGCAACACAAAAAAAGACAGCTTTTCAGAGCAATGGACGGCACTCGATGACCGCTGCACGCTCATCGAGTGCGACTTTGCCGACGCGGCGCGGAATTACCGCATGGATCTGCCCGTCTCTGTGATGACTGAGACGGATATCAACAGCGGCCTTCAGCCGAAGCCGGCGCGTACAAAGCTGACCGGATGCACGAACCGCGATCAAGCCTGGCGCTGGGCTTACTTTCATCTCATCTGCACCAAACTGACTCTGCGCACGGTGCAGTTCAGCGCGCCCATCGAGGCCGTATGCTGCCAGCCTGGATCCGTGATTGCTCTCCAGTCAGATGTGGTGCAGTGGGGCATGGGCGGACGCGTGCAGTCCGGTTCCACCCAGACCGTGCTCAACGTCGAGCGCACTAATCTGACCTTTGCGCCCTCGGCCGGATGGACCGTGAGCGTGCAGCATCCCGTGGTGCAGCGTGGAAGCGCAACCATCTCCTCCGTGGTGGGCTTGACGATCAACA